CTAATGAACGCGAATGTGCTGAGGCGCGGGTCGCCGTTCCCCAATCATTCGTTAAAGCACAAGATCTGACGATGACCGAGTATCTTTCAAATTGCATGAGGGATTTTATCCAACATTTCCCAAGTGACTCTTGCCACCCGATGGACCATATGGACATCCCTGACACACTAAGTCGTCCTTCACAGCGTAAGCTGTTTGCGGAGACCGAAACTGTCATTGGGAGACTTGCTAGCACCTGCCGCGACTTTATCAAATCAGAGTGCTATGCAAATGTGAAACCCCCTAGGGTCATCACGACAATCCAGACTGTCGACAAGAATCGATGGACGTGTTATACTTACCCTGCCGCTACGTTATTCAAGACTATGCCTTGGTATGGTTTTAGTAAAACACCACGTAAAATTGCAGACCGCGTCGCTGAGGTCTGCAGCTCTGCGAAGAATCATGCTATCAATTCTGATTTCAGCAGATTTGATGGGTACAACAACCCGTTGTCACGTAACTTAGAGGAGAAGTTTATGCAACATGTTTACCCAGAAAGATACCACAATGAAGTAATTGAAATAATGCGCACACAATATGGCAACAAAGCAGTCTTGCCATTGGGCACGAAATTCAATCAGGGATTCTCTAGATCTAGCGGATCCCCTGAGACCTCAATGTTCAACAGCTTGGTGAATGCTTTTATAGCTTACTACGCGTTGAGAAAAGAGGGCAAGAACGACCAAGACAGTTGGGATGGACTAGGTGTATATGGCGGAGATGATGGTCTCACGGCAGACATCGACCCAACCCACTATGTCAAGGCAGCGCGCTCGATGGGCTTCAAGCTTGAAACAGAACCAATAATGCGGGGCGATCGTGGCATTATGTTTCTTAGCCGTTGCTACTCCCCAAATGTGTGGAATGGTGACACCAATTCAATGTGTGATTTGAAACGCATCGTCAAGAAATTCCATATGACTCCGAAGATGCCGCTTGACCCAAAGGTCAAGCTCATCGAAAAGAGCCGTGGTTTATTCTTTTCTGATTCGAACACACCTTTTATTGGTCCCATTGTGACCAGGGTCATTGAGCTCAGTGGTGAAAAGTGGAACCCTGAGGTCGATGAGCATGGTCTGCGACCATATCTCTCAAGAAACGAGGCGTCTGAACAGTACCCCAACTGCTCAGAAGATTGGATGCATGAAGAGATGAGAATCGCTTTCAACGAGGCAGATGTTGGAACAATTCTCAACCTAGTAACTGAAGCCAAGTCCCTCGATGACCTGATGACACTCCCACAACTGGATGACCGGACAGAACCAGTCATACCTGCTGGGAAGACAGTTATCATTGATGAGCAATTACTTTCTAAAGAGAAAAGCAAGGAAAAAGTTGTAAGCGAAGCTAGTAGTAGCACACCCAACATACGGAAAGAGAGAGCTGAGA